AACCTAGCCGGTATAAACTTTCTTGTTAATCCGTCTGCGCCCTTAAAACTTTCGTAGGGCGGTGAAGGATCAATATATCTTTTCTTTACCCAATGCGCTCCAACACCACCGGGGTTAGCGGTACACCGCATATAAGGTATAATCTCTGGATCTGTTGTACGCAATCGTGAAGCCAAGTAATTCCAAGAAAACTCTGTAGCTTGGTGCGTAATCTCATCAAACCCAATCCAACTATACGCTTGTCCTTGGTAGCGATATACATCTGCATCTCTCTCCAAGAATCCAAATTCTATTTTAGCTCCAGACGGAAAGTTCCAGAGCTTTTCTACTTCTTTGTACTTACAACCGGGAAAGGCTTTCGGGTAGAGTTCACGAGATTTGTCTATGAGTTCGCGTAACTCTGGCATAGAACGCCGCAGGATCAAAGCCCTATGCGCGGCCCGATGAGCAAAACGAAGTGGATCAACCAACATCGCATAGCTCTTGCCTCCACCAGCCGCACCACCATACAAAACATCAGTCTCAGAAGCGGCAAGAAAGTCAGTTTGTGGGCCGTCGTTGGGCCTAAAGATGACATTCTCTTCTGCGACAGTCCTTAACGCCTTGGGCAAATTAGCCGTTTCTGTTGTTATTTTACCCTCGGCTTTTGCCTCAGTTCCTTCTAATTTTTTTAAGGTACTCTTAGAAGTGTCAAGCGACCTTTTGTAGTTTTCTAATTTGGTGCGTACCTGCGCTAATCGTTTTTCTTTCTTTCGTACAGTTTTTCTTGCTTCAATCTTGGCCTTGGTTTGGGAGTGGTAGTTGTAGCCTCGACCTGACGAACCTTTGGGTCTGCCAGTTTTCTTACGAGGTGTTCCATCCTTTTTGAGTATAAAATTCCCGTTGTCGTCTCGCATATACGCATCGGGGTTAGTCTCCCAATCATTCATAGCGATCTGCAATCTTTCTTAAGCCAGTATGAGAAATACTTCTACCCGTATCGTATTCAATCCACATTGCTCCTTCGCGTAAAGATAAAACTTTATTTTTTACTAGCGGAACAATTTTATTGAGGGCTTTAAGTTCGTCCTCAATCTCTTCTAAATGTACTCCATCTTCCATTAGCTTATAGCCAAATGGAATAGTACTGCTACTGCGCCTCTTCATAAGAGCCTTCAATAATTACTTCTTGTTTGGCTGGTAAAATAAAAAGACCGTTTGAACCTTGTACATTTACATCTAGTTTGTCTGTCTTAGCTAGTCCTACACGGTCTAGGAGCGTCTGAGCGGCTTGTAGACGAACGTTAGCTTGAGGTATAGGCTGTTCACTGTCCATGACCTCAACGAGCTTTAGAGCGGCTTTAGGGGCGCTTTGAGCTAATATACTCTCGGCTAGTTCAATTATTTCTGTTTTAAGTGCTTTAACTACGGATGTATATGAGCCTTCAGCATACCCCGCAAGCTCTGCTGCTTTTTTTGCGTCACCGTTACAAGACATAAGGTTGTCAAGAAACGATTGTTGTTTTATAGTTAATTCTTTATTCATAACTATATATTATATACCTGATATTAGAAACTGTCAAGTAGTATATACATTGTTTTTTGGTAATAGTTGGCAAAAGTCTTGACAAAATCTATTTTCAAGTATATAATAGACTATGTAGCCCACCGGGTACATATAGATTTAGCTACCCGTTTTAAAGACTTTGGAGTTGGGCGACAAACTGGTTGACACTCAAAGTCTTTGGAAATGTATGACATTGAGTATATATACACCCACCCCCCCATGGACACCTGCCCACGCCTTACGCACTTGAAAACTCTCCAGAGTTTTTAATAGTTATTGCCCCATCTCCAGAACCCTCCAAAGAATTTTAAAAAATCTCTAAAGATTTTTTAACCCCCCGCCAGAGATTTTCTAGTTTCCTAAACTAGAAGGCCTTCAGAGAGTTTAAAAATTTTTAGAAATCTAAAAAGATTTCTAGAGTTTTCAAAAACTTAATAAAAAATACCTACGGTATTATTTAACTCTCCGAAGAATCTCAAGCAAGCACCCGTGATCGCGTCACACGCTCTTTCACAACCGCATAATGCGCAGGGAAAGACGTTGACAATTTTCGATAGCTATGCCCTTAATGGAATGGCCTTGGCGATGACAGCCTCGGCTCAAACCAACTTACGGGGCAAAGCCCTCACGGAGATTACATATGAGCAATTCAGCCGTTTCATTCGACGCTACTGCTAAAGCAACCGTCAAGCAAATCTACTTCATCGGGTCACACTTCGCTAAACTAACAGGCGATACTTCGCAGGAAGTTTATGGGCTTTCAAAAGTCTTTCCTGCCGCAATGCTGAAGTGGAATGCAGAGCATTCAGAGACTCCAATCACCATGGGTGACATCGACACTTGGAAGAAAGGAACTAAAGTTCCCGCCAAGTTCACCAAAATGATTCAGGTGAAAAAGCCGAAGGCACAGACACCCGCTAAAACTAAGGCGGCTCCAAAGCCTACGGCTTCTCCAAAGCCATCAGAGATGTCAGCCGGTGACTTCAAAGATCACTTTGAAAAGATTACTGGTCGAGTGTTTAGGCTTGAGAAAGCCTCAGAAGATCACAGCAAGCGACTAGCTACGCTAGATGCCAAGCTAGATGTAATCATGGCGTACATCACAGAAGAGCCTGACAGCGAGTAAATATTATATCGCCCCGTTTCGGCGGGGCTTTCAATCCCAAGGAAATAATATTATGAATACCTTTCTTCTACTTTATGTTTCGTTTGGTGTCGTGACAATCCCAGCGACAGTGCTAGGACTAATAGAATTATATTTTTACTTTGAGGAAAAAACGCGATGAATAATACTATTACTGTCAAGATCAGAAATAATTATGGGGTAGATTATATCTATCCCGTTTGTCCCAAAGCTCAAGATTTTGCAGAGATTGCAGGCACTAAAACTTTGACGCCTTATGTAATAACCGTAATTAAAAATCTAGGATTTAAAGTCCTCGTTCAACCCGACACTCCAAAGGAGCTATAAAGATGACACACGCTGAAGCCAAATATAAAGAATCTCGCCTGATGATCCTTGCAGGCTGTTATATCTTTACTGTCGTTGCTGTTGTTTTAGTTTGTATTTAATCGGAGATAATACTATGTATGGTCTTGAAAAAATCTATGGTGAGTGGTGTGTGTTTGAAGTAGCCGAATGGCTATTTGATCCGCTATTACATTTTACAAACTATCAAGCGGCCTGTCATGAGGCTTATCTACGAAACTGTCGAAAGGATTAATATTATGTTATTAACCATTAATGCTAAGTGCCACGCTTGTCCTACGATTAATTCTATTGAGGTTTTTTCTGACGATTACCGTAATTATTTCCATAATAATCAGTTGGTTCAGAATGTTTGGCCTGACTTAACACCTAGCCAGCGCGAAGTTATTATGGGGCATTCAAATAATTTTTATCTTTGTGATACTTGCTGGGGAGATGAAGAATGATTAAATTTAGAAAGTCTAATTGTCGTGGTTTCTGGGGCCAGTATCCTACTGGATGGTTTCAAGAGTGTGGCAAATGTAAAAATAAAGTATCCGAAAAACATTTATTATTTGATGCCGAAGCCGACGATAATATTTGTATGAGTTGTCGTGGCCTTCCTTGGAATACCAACCGTGACGAAGTATATCAGAGTCTTTATGTTGAAAATACTTCAGGACTTTAAAGCCCTTGAACAAGGTGAAAGGGCTTTAAAGATCCTTTCGTATTAAGCGGCGGCTGTTGGGTCGCTGAGAAGCAGGAGACTGAAAACAGTAGGTCGGCCTGTATATAGGTTAGCCAGCCCCTATCTAACCCAATGCTGGCATCACTTAAATTAACGGAGAAAATGTTATGCCTTCTGTATCTGGATATATTACTGTAGAAGTTGACGTTGCTGATTATGACTCAGATGTTTCTATTGAGTTTTATGATTTAGAAGAAATCATGGATGCCGCCCAAGATAACAATTATACCAAAGAAGAAATTGTAGATTACTGTTTTGATAGTGGCCTCGACATGCTTGCTTATATAAAAAACTCTTGCGATGTTGAAGATCTTATTAAACTTTTATCGACTGTTGTATCCGAAAAGATTGCAAGCCTAAAAGATATTATTGATAACCGCAATGATCTTATTAATAATCGTGGCGATAAGATTAAAGAACTTGAGGAACAGCTTAAGAAGCTGCAAGAAAAAAGTGATGAGGAGGCTGTCAAGAATGTCGCATACTGATTTTATATTTTACTCTTGCCTTACTGATGATAACCCAAAAGTTATTAGAATCCCAGCGAGCCTTGAGGAATTAGACGATTGGCAGAAAGGTAGAAAGAGTATTGGTGAGGCTATGCCTCGCCTTTCTCAGTCTCAAGTAGACTTTTTAATGTATGGCTTAGAGCCATTGGATTTCAGCACTGAGAGGTAAGTATGTATTCTATTCATGCAAAAGCGATCCAAGATTACGCAAAAGAATCTAGTGATAATCTAGTTAATGTAATTACTATGGTGGTCTTGAGCATTCAGCAACCTTGGGTGTCTGTCGGAAATCAAATGGCAGATGTAAAACAACATGGGATTAATTCTAAATTCCTTTGGGGTAACAAGCGGAGAGCCTATGAATATATAACTAAACGTAAGGACTTCATCCACAATCAATATCTTGCAGTTATAAACTCAAGTAAACCCGATACCGAAAAAGCATATTCACTTATGAAAATCTTTCTTCGTGTTGACGGTCTTGGTATGGTTAAAGCTGGTTTTGTTTGTCAATTATCAGCAGGCTTAGTAGGTTGTATTGACCTTCATAATATTAGGCTGTATGGTATTGATGAAAAGATTTTAAAGTTACCAAAGTCTTTGAAGTCTCAAGATAAAAGAGATGAAAAGATAAACAAGTATATATCTATATGTCACAATATAGGTACTGAAAATCTTTGGGATACTTGGTGTAATTATTTATCTACTAAGAGTCCAAAGTGGTCTGATGGCTTTGAAGTTTCTAAAGTTCATTACGACTATTTAATGGTGTAAAACTAAACCTTTTGGAGTTTAAAATGGAAAATGTAATTTCAATTTTTAATCGTGAGTTTCAACCCTCTATTTTTGATAAGGGTTATGGTTCCGCTGACTTTGATGTAGCAACAGTCCCTTTAGTTTATTTTGATGAGACAACCGATCAATGGCATCCTTCTAAAAAGGTTTCTGTTGTCCGAACAGATACTTATGAGGAGCTTGGGGTACACGGTACAAATTATAAACCTGTTGCACCCAAAAAATTAATTGATGCTCAACGCGCTATCATTATGCGAAGCGAATTAGATACTGATGGCATCGTAGAAAAAATTGAAACTAGCCATAATGGTGCGGCAACCTTTGTTAAATATAGATTGCCAAGCCATATGTATACAACACCAGACGGTGATACAGCCTGCTTAACATTGCTTGGTGTAACATCGCTTAATAGTACTTTCTCTTTTATTATGTCGGCTGGCGCTCATCAGTCAGCTTGCTTTAATGGTCAAGTATTTATTGGCGATGCTGCAGCATTATTCAAAGCTAGGCACACAAAGAATTTAGATATCGACAGAGCATCACGAACCATTGTTAAATGTTTAGAAGTATTTGACCGAGAGCGAGATCGTTGGGCTGAAATGTATAAAACCCCAGTGACTGAAAAGCAAGTAATGTTTTCTCTTGCTGAAGCCGCCGGTTGTCTAGACCTTGTACGGGCCGCAGTAAATGAAAGCGGTGTGTCATGGTCAGCAGTGTTTGATAAGTTACCGCGATTCAATAGCGCACTAACTTATCTTGCTAAAGCATGGTCGCAATACTCTGAAAAGCAAGGCCGCAATCAATGGGCTTTATATAATACTTTAACTGATTGGTCTACTCATGCTCCAGCACCAAGTAAAAAATCAGAAATCAATATTGCTTCAGTCAGTCACAAGCGGCAAGATGTTGTACGCCGTGTGGTAAACTCTGATGTATTCCGTATCGCGGCCTGATAATGTTGATGTTGAATCTCTTGTTCAGCTTTATATTTATATAAAGCCCAATCCAGATTATGGTGGCTTGGCTGAATCGTTAAGAGAATTACACTTCACTGAATCGGAGATCTTCAATGTCCTTCATAGAGTGCGTGAAGGTTACTACTAAAAACTATAGCGTCCTTCGGGGCGCTTTTTGTTTAGGGGCTATATGAAACAGCGACAAGAAAAAATGATTAATACTCATAGGCTAGTCAGATCAGCAATGAATGACGAGGACTATTGTGCATTTATTCTGGACTGTCTACATCAAGAGCAGAGCGAATGGTCTATAGAAGACTTAAATAAATTCTGGGACGATGCCGCCAAGTCTGGTGACACCGTTGAAGAATGGATCAACAACCACAAAGGAAAGTAATATGTATTATGTAACCCATTACAAAAACAATACTGGTGGTATGGTTATTTGGCGACACGTTAAACGACTCAAAGATTTTAAAGCCGATGAAGGTGTTGAATATTTGGTCGCTAAAAATAAAAAAGAAATGCAGATCAATATGGGTAGCTCGTTACCAATCTATATTGGATTGAACGGTGAGCTAAAAAAGTGTAGTACATATGCGTTGTATTTATTTTAGGAGATTATTATGGCTCTTGTAACTATTGAATTGGAAATGGAAGTTGATGAAAATCTAGGCGTAATTACCTTACCGGAAGTAATAAACTATTTAGAAAATCTTATTGAAAATAACTGCCTAGATTTTAGCGTGAGGACTGGAGGTAACGATGCAACTAACTAAACCCCAACAAGAATCACTCAAAAGAAAGTGGATGTTCTGGAATGAAGGTAAAAGTTATTTGAGGTTTCGACGCTCAGTCCAAAATATTATTGGGGGCGATGGTGCTGTCTGTGTACAATGGAATGGTATGTGGTTAGCAATAGAGCCTGATGGATACACACATTCTTAGGAGAATATTATGAATAGGTTAGAAGAACTTCAATTCTGGAGACAGTTTTTTCGTGACCAAAAATCAGACCATCTAAAATACTATAGACGCTATAAGCGTTTGTTAGGTGAAGATGATAGCCTGACTCGTTTTATGCAGGGCTTTGCCGCAGGTTATACCAGCCCTATTAGTGTGATGGATACTCTTATAAAACATGAGGAGGTAAGAAATGGGAACCGCTAGTATGTATGGGCATCAAGAATTTGATGTAGAACTCGACTGCCCTTGGATGACTTTAGATGTTAAAGTTACTTATATAAATCATGGTGAGGAGGGTTTAGCTGAACTCGTTTCAGTAGAAGCCTATGGAATTGATATTACTAACTGGATTAATATTGATTACATATACGATCTTATTGCTGAT